CTGCTGTTTTATAAAAGTTTGATCTCAGTGTTGGATCCTGCATCTTTGATTTAAATGAATCAAAGTCTCCTATCTCAAAATCATTTCTAGTGGTATTCCAAAGGTTATATAGAGCGTCTTCGTTAGGCATAATATATTTTTTTACCAACCGTTAATTGTTTGTTTGCCTCCACTTGGAGGAGTTGTATTCTTAGATCTATTACCACCTCCACTATGCGTTTGAATCCAATAGTCAATTGTTGGATATCCTTCGCCTTCAGCGTTTGCATTTATTTTTAGTAATGCGTCTTTTAATGCAGCATTACCGCCAGATGCCCTACTCTTGATAGCATTTAAATCTTTCGCATTCATAGGATACAGAGCTGGCATCATACTTTCTGTTACACCTGATTTACCTGGTGTTTTATGCGTTGCTATATAGTATCTTTTATCATCTGTATTATAATATATTTCAGATATCGCTACAGTCTTTCCATTAGATGGTATTGTGAAGTTATCATTAACCTCAGATACTTGAACACCAGGATAATTCTTTGTAAATGACTTGCTAGATTTAAGAAATGGTTTAGCTAAATCAGATAATTCTTTTTCTTTTTTGTTTTGAGGATTATTAATCATCCTAATTATTTCAGAATCTGGAGTATTTTTAAATGTTGTCTTATTAATCATTTTACGTACTTCCCAATCAAGATGCTCTGCCCCTGCCACATCAGCTGGGTTTGGTGGAACATCATCCTTCCCTGATTTACCACTACCAGTTGCCCTTGGAACTGGGTTCATGTTCTCATCAACAGTATGCTCTGAGATCCATTTATCTTTATTAATTTTTTGGTTATAATCATTCCTAGCTATCTGCTTGTTAACCATGTTATAAGTTACCTTGCCTGCCAACGTAGGGTCATCTATGATCATTTGCTTCTGTGTCTCAATAGCAAGATCGCCATATGACATTTTCCTTTCTCTAGATATCCTATTAACAGCATTAGCTACAAATTCATTATCTGATAACAATCTTTCTCTATGAGCATCGTACATGGCTGGGTTAGGCACATATACTTGCGTCACCTGAGATAGCTGTCCTGCTACTTTAGGTTGTACTCTTGTTATAGGTGTTACACCATTCTGTATAAATACTTCTTTGTCTGGCTTATAATTATCAAATTCTGCAATATCATTTCTTATTTTAATACCTCTGTAATCAATAGTATTTGTTTTTGGGTCATATGGTATACCTAATGCAGCCCATTGTTCTACTTGATCTTGTGTTGGTTTTCTTTTCGCTGGGTCTGTACTTGATGCCCAATCTGATACATCTTTTATAATAAGTTGACTTGGGTCTTGCATTTTTAATTGTAAATTATCAAATGACACAGACTCCTTTTCTAGTTGGTTCATGTCTTGTGCCATTATAACAAATTCTTTTGTTGCACCTTCCATGTCTTGTTCCTTAACCCTATCTGTTATTCTTTTTCTTGCTTCTGCCATGTAATCAATAGCATCTTGCTGAACCTTTTTATTAAGGTTCTTTGTTTCGTATGGTATCAGTTTTTCGAGAAATTTATCTTTCTCAGCCTTCTTCTCTTTCTTAGCTGCATTTCTTTCAGCTGACCTTCTAGCTAGTTCACCTGCCTGGAATTGCATAAGCTGCGGTCCGATATCCTTTGTGCGATATCCTAGACCTATAGCCTGACCCATCGATGATGCTGTTATTTCTTCTGCCATGATTTATTTATGTACTATTATTTATATCAACGACCTATCTTCTTGTACTTGGACTGTTATTGCCTTGATATCCACCTGCATTAAGCATCTTCGCTACCACCTCCAATACCTGCTATTGCTCCTTGCATACCTAAACCAGCAAATGTATTTAACGAGTTACTCATCCCTTGGTTTGCCTCTCTTATAGCTGCTCCATATCCAGCCACCTGTTGATCATATTGCTGACCAGCCATCTGTTCATTTTGTGTCTGGTATGAACCAACCTGAGCTCCTAGTCTATCAGCTGCTGCTAGATCATTCGCTTGACCTGCACGATTCATACGGGCTGACTCTGCTGCCATCGCAATATTTGCGTTAGCATTTTGGTTACTAAGACCCGTCATAATAGCCTGAGCTGATCCACCTGCATTAAGCATCTTCGCTTGAAGACCTGCATTTTGAGATGCTATTCTATTCTGAGTAGCTGCTACCTCAGCTTGTGAAAAACCTTGGAATTGCTTAGACCTATTTAATCTATTTTGATATGCGCCCATTATCTCTTTAGGAACAGATAACTGAGGTCGCTTACCCATACGAGCTAATGCTCTCTCAGCCTTTCTTCTTCTACTATAGTCCATTATCATACTAGCTCCCATTCCTAGTAATCCTATGCCTCCGCTTATTAATGCTGGTGCCATAATTTATTTTTTTATTGTTACAAATATAGTTAACTATTCCAAAGCCTTGCCATCGGATTAAATTTCAATATCATATTTGTTAGTCTCTGGAACATACCTGTTTGGTAATGGAATCTAACCTTAATCCACTGACCGTACAAGAACGTATTGTCCAATCCTGTACTACCGTTTTGTAAGTCGTTAGGTATTGGTGCTACATACTGGTCTAGTTGCTCTAGGAACTCTACAGGGTTAATCAACGTGCTATGGTTCTTAGTGAATGCCTCTACCTTATACGGAACAATCTCTGTGTTACAAATTAATGATATGAAGTGCTTAGTCGTATTAGGATCGATGTTAAAGACTATGTCGATATATCCATCTTCTTTTTGACCACCTGAGTCTGATATATACCACTCTAGATATTTACCTTCATTATGCTCAAATAACATATTGGGATTATTACCAGGTGATGGAGATAAGAATGTATCCTTATATTGAAGATATATTCTTGGATGAGGTGTTTCATTTGATGCGATAAATCTATTCTTTATCTCGCTCCAGACAATAGTTCTTAAGCTGTAGTATTCAATATCATCAAATGCCACCTGAGTATAATACTCCTCCCATCCTAGATCTACACCTGGATTAGGTGCTGAATTAAACTCGCTTGTTTTAATGCATATGTACAATATTGGAAACTGCTCAAATCCATAACTTAGAGTTGTATCGTATGTTATAACTATTTGACCTACTGTAATGCTAACTAATGGACCCCATATCACGTCAGGCTTTCTATACGCACGACATGTCCAAGCAGCTTCGTTTAGTCGCTGGTTCCATACACCGTGAATACCGTAGTTATCAGCAGGTGTTTGGTAGTCTATAACCCATTTAAATCCTTCATTCGATAGTGTTCTAATATTAGCTCTATCGGAAATAGGTACAGCACCGTCCGCACCGAAACGTATAAACTTCTTATTGATTGAATCATACCAGTATAAAATATCATCTCCACCAGCTGACTTACCAAGAAATGAAGACCATTTATCTGTACATCCGTAACTAGTAACTGTTATCCCAGGTCTAGAAAATACACCTGCGTCTCCTAGTACAACCTGAGAGCCATCACTTACCTGAAGAGTACCCCTAGAATTAAAGAACTGCTTTTGGAACTTGTTTACCTGAATGGTAAATAGTTCACCATTCACATTCTTCATGCTATTAATCTCTCCAAATGATGCATCTAAGTCATTGTATGATGTGACACCAAACCTTCTGTAGAAATCTGACCTAGCATTCTGAGGTTTGTTATCTGACCATATAACCCTAGTTGGCATTTTTTTAGTTTGTTCATCGGTAATCCCTGCTTTATATCCTACACCTAAATTATTTATGGAATATCCGTAGTTATAGTTATATTGATCAAGTGTCCGCTTATTTAGCCAGTCGTAAAGGTTTGTATATATATTGTTTGAGTTATATGAAACAGGAAATACAGGCTCAGGATCTTCTTTAAATATCAAATATGGATTTGATTTTGTTTGAGTTGTTAACAATATACCAGTAGTAAATCCTCCTGTAATAGGAGCTGTTGGATTTATAGTCTGATTTATTGTTTTTACATAGATCTGTGTGGTCAATGTATCGCCTCCAAATACTTCTATTGTTCTAGTAGATGCTGTTTTTTGAAACGAACCTGTATAAACAAACTTATCTAATCCAACATCTGAATATTGATTATTTCCTGATAAATTACTTTTAATCTGAATTGCCCTAATACCTTTATCTCTTATTTTATATGGAAGTCCTTTAAATGATCTTAATGTATTTTTTAGCTTAACTACGTATCCTGGATAAAATGAATATCGATCACTTTCTTCAGCAGCTAAGGGAGCAGTTAGTTTAAATTCAAACGCAGGATTTTGTATTCCAAATACATCCTGCATTGTAATTTCATAATTATTCCAAATTAAATCATTCGTCGGTGCTGTAAATATTACACCAAGACCACCTATCGGAGTAACTGTTATTCCTGTAACAGGTTCTGCATTTGTTGCCCACCAATTCAAAAATTGAAGTTGCGCTCCACTACTTCCTAAGAATCCATTTGGATCTCCATTTTGATCATAACCTGCAATACTTTGATTTAAATGCTCAAATATTGTTTTATTAAATGCTCCATATAAAGTCCATGTTCCACCTCCAATATTAGGTATATTGGATGCATCTGGAATAGTATATGATGGCTTGGTAGTTGTTGATGGAGTATCTCCCATTAATTTTGTAACATAACTTGTCGATATTCTTAATGGGTCTCCAAGTGGAACAAATAATGAAGAATCTATTTCAACCTCTTCTTTTTGGGTATTTAATGATAAAAGTTCTGCAAATCTATTACTTGGTTGGGTTCCTGATTGTTCTCTATTAAATACAGATAATTGACCAGTATTAATTATAGTGTCACCTGTTCCTATTTGAATAGATGCATCATTATTTAAAAATGAATCTATGCAATATACACTAGCATATAAATCATTCCATCCATACACTACTTTAGATCTTGGATCATAGTAATCAATTTCTGATACTAAATCACCAAATCTTTCGTAATTCGTACTTATTGTTTGACTTGCGTCATTTCCTGCAACAAATGGAAATTCATAGCTAATCGCAGGGCCACTAGTAACTCCAGAGGAATCTTGTGCTGCCGTAGGTAATTTATTTGATAATGTTATTGTAGATCTAATAGCTGTCGTACCCCAGACATATCTTGGTAGTGGATTATTAATATTTGTATTACATTTTACGTGCAGAATAGCATACCCAGCCCCTATTATAGTTGGATTTATAACTTCTGCCCTAAAGTATTCTATTCTATCTAGTAATAGATTTGCTGGTACACCATCGATTGTTTCAACTGATAAGTCAGGCCCCTGTATCTCAATATATGGGACTATATTCACAACATCTTCTGGATATGGAAAGCTAGTTGCAGGATCAATAAAATTATTTCCTAATGCATTTAGATCATAGCTAGATAATCCTGATAGCCTTTTATTATCAATTGATGATTGATCAGTATTTATAGTTACATCAAATAGATTATATACTGGACTAATATATCCATTTTTATATCTAACCCTAGCACCTATACGATATGTTTCGTTCATCATGTATCCACTAAAATAAAATACATTGTATGGATCTTGATGACCACCAAATCTTTGCGATACACGATACCTTGGTTTTGTTATCTGTTTTGTTTTTATTGAATATTTAACATTTTCAAATATATTTTTTAATTTATCTCCTGGTGTTTGAAGATTAGATAATACGTATCTATTATCTATAATAGCATTATTTTTTGCCTTTGTATATGTTTCTGTTTGAACATTTAACTCGTCTTGATTAAATGTTTGTCCATCTTCTCTACCAGTATGAGTAAGTATCAATTCTGTATCCTCTCTTGATACTTGTCTCCTTGTAAATATTCCATAAATAGTAGCATCATATCCCGTGTCTATATAGTTAATACATGCTACCTCTATGAAGCTATATACATCTCCACGTATGTTGGATATTTTTATTTGATTCGCTTTATTTGTTTGTGCTCCTGCTGGATCACCTATAATATTTTTAGGATTATCTAATGTTGATGCAAAGTATACAGGTATATTTCTAGAAGGTAGCGACCAGTCTGTGTATGACCCATCTCCCAGAACACCTCTAGCGAAGTAGACATGATTTCCTGCACTTAACGATCCACCTCCTTGAGCCTGCGTGACAAAGTCTATATCTAAAATAGGCTGTCCTAGAATATGGTTTGTTTGATCCGATACAGATCCATAGTTATAATAACCTGATTCAGGGTATAATAATCGCAAACCACCATCTGTATAGTACTCTGTATCTATTTTATAGTAGAAGTTTCTTGGTACGTCATTATTATCAGTAAAGTATATTGACTTTCTATTAAACGACTTTTCCCCTTGTACGTCACACTGGTGATATGTGAATAGATTCAATTCTTTTGACCTAAGCAGTCTTGTATATTTCCATGTATTTTTTGAGATGTCTTTTTGTGCAACACCTATCTCTCCTAGACCAAACTTATTAAATGAAATTGTTCCTGTCCCTTGAACATATGTTTGCCCTGGTACAGCGAATGAATTAAATAACAGTATTGTATTCTCACCTGTTTGTGGATCTGGAATTACTTTTATTATAAATACTCCATTAGCTTCTGGGATACCTTGTACTCCAGTTATATAGACTTCTTGTCCATCTACTAATACCTGGTCTGTTGTATCTGGTGTTACAATCAAAGTTAAAATACCATTAAATACAGATATTGTTATATCAACTATTTTTATTTCAAATTGCTTTTCTCTTCTACATGCTGAAATAATAAATAAATCACCTAATAAATCCTTACTACCAATAACCTCAAGTTTTCCTGTTCTAGAATTACTAATAGATTCTTGTATGATATCAACCTTTAATACGTTTTGTCCAATAGATTGTATGAAATAATCATAGTATCTTAAACCTGGACTATTTAATTGGGGGGCTATTAGCAGTGAATTAGTGCCTGCTAATGTTGGGTATACTGTAGATGCATCTACTACAGTAACAGGATAAAATGCTGACGCAAATGCGTTCTGTATTGTTGTAGCAGCTTGCGTGCCTGGAGGTAGTTCTGGATTACCAAAATATAACGGTACTTCAAATGCTGGGAATAATGGATTAACTTGATCTGCTCTGTTTACCTGTAATGTATATCCTTCCGCAGGCTCTATCTCAGGAAATGTTATCACATACCTCTTATCCTGTGGCAATACCTCTCCTAGATCAAATGCATAGTCATTTCCAATGCGTGGGGTAACAGCAAGCGACTCTCCTGTGACAGCACTGATATGATCGATATTCTTTGCATCAGGGTAGTCACCATTACGTAAATCCTGTACATGGGTGTCTGTATTTAGTCCACCGAATGATCTTATCTGAACATTAGCCATTAGATTGAGAAATTATGGTTGCTTATAATTGCGCTCACGATAGAGCCGATCTGTTCTCTTTTATTTCTGAAGTCACGTTGTACGTTCTCTCCGATAAGATAACGTCTCTGAGCGGTCCATTCGGCTAGATACTCTCCACGGACATCACGTGGGTATAGGTCATAGAATATCCTAGTGAAGTTCCAGCATAGGTATGAACGCACAGCACGTTCCTGCTGCTCGTACATCACCATCAGACAGTCCTCATCTAGGTTACGTCCGTAATATGACATC